GTGCGATCAAGTCCCTCAGTAGAGATTGCCGCCAGACGCGCAGCGCCCTACTCCCTATGAGGGAGAGGAAGGCTGCTAGGGTTCGGTAGTCAAGGCTTTTTGGAGCCTTGAGCTTGAACCCGATACCGTCTGGGGCAATGAGCCTCCCGACAAACTCGCCCAGCCTCCCCGCGAGGGACTTCGGCTCCGAGATCTCCACTCCCAATATGGAAGTGGAGAAGTCTCGGTAGGCCTTCGCCAGCCTCGGGTCGGCGATCACGAGATCGTCCCCTACAATACAGTAAGGGGCTTCTCTCGGATCGCCTCCAAGCCGAGCCCAGAGGGCTCTCACCACCGCATGGTGGGAGAGAGCGAACGCTGCGAAGGACGGAACAGTCCCTAAAGGCTGTCCGCACTTCCAGCGTAACACCTCTGAACTGGCCCCGGGATAGGCTGCCCGAGCGGGAAGCCTCGAGATCCAGCAGAACAGATCCACCCACGGCCTGTTCTCCCTCGAAGAGAGGGACCACAGGACCGTCCGGGTGACGGCCAGTGGGAACCGGTCCGTGGCGGAGCTCAAGTCGAAGGACCAGACGGTCCTTCCAGCCTTGAGCCATTCTGCCACGCGCTCTGCACCCGCAGCCTGGTTGTAGGTAAAGTCCTGCGGGATGCGCTTGAGCTGGGAGTACAACTCCCGCGCCCAAGGGTCCAGCAGGAACTGCAACCAGCGCGGAGGAGCGTAATAGAACCGGGCTTTCCCATCAGGCTGAACCCGGCAATAGACCGCCCCGTGCGCCCTGACCGATCCCGGTGCCGGACGGAAGTCCGGAAGAACCGGGAGCATCGGCCAGTAGGCAGGCACGGTGCCTGGGGGATGCAGAATATGATCCTGCATCACCCACCAGGCATCCCTGAACAGCTCCTCACCGACGGAGGTATAATTACCTCTACCGTCGGTGAGCTTCAGGGATAGCGGGTTGTTAGGGAGGATCTGCCTCTGGATCCGAACCTCAGGAAGCACGTCTCGAGGAGAGACACCGAAGTAGGCCCGGAAAGGAAACCGGGACCTCCAATCTTCGGTATCTACCTCGATAACGCGCCCTGAGGGCAGAGGCACCGTGAGGATGCGAGCCGTCCCAACAGCCCGTTCGAATTTCTCCACGTCCTTCCTGGATGGAGCGGTCTTGATACCGCCGTAAGCGGTCAGGGCCGTCCGCCAGGATTGGACTAACTGGAGAAACTTCTCGAACGGGGCCCTGGTGGCGACCCTCTCCGCATAACGGAGATAGCGGTCAGACCACCATGGGGGCCTGTTGGGGTTCTCCCCGGCTCGGAGCTTCAACAACCACTGGACAAGAGCGGAAATCCGCTCCTTCGTCCAGTCGAAGCCCGAGGCGTGGACCCACCTGTCTACGGCCTCCGTAATCAGTTTACGGTAGGCCGCAGACACCAGTGGGAAGGCGGCCATCAGCCTGCGGGTGTAGGCTGTGCTCGGCATGGCAGCACCTCCTATCAAGGTGTTGCCACCCGATGTGCAGCCCTGCACCCCGGCCGATAGGCCGGGTGGGGCCACACCGAGCTCGGCTGCCGAAGCAGCCTTGCCGGGGTGGCAGGACCGCCGGCCCGA